TGGCACGACCATTGTTTCTCATACGAGGAAGAATATTGTTATTCTTAATCTGCATAAAAGTATCAATGATGTCTTGACTAATGTTTCCTTGATATGGAATAGATAACTGCTGATTGATTTTAGTGAAGATATTATCTAAACGAGAATTTTGTTTTTGAATCAATATCCAGTTTGGCTCTTTGATATCTTTTGCTGAAAGGTATTTTTGAAACTCATCCTTGCGAGTAAACCCCATTGCCTTGCGATATTCTTTACTCATACTAAAAATTCTTCTAAGGATGTTGTGTTGAACAGAGCATCCCTTAACCAAAACTTACCGACAGAGTCGATAGCCTTTTGAGTTGCTTCTGTTTTCTTTTTACCAAATCCGTGCGCTTCAATAGACTCTTTTCTAAATTGATCACAAACCTTATCAGATGGTAGTGCTTGTTGTGGATGAGATATAGAATAGTTTTGATAAGCAATTTGTTCTGCTCTAGTTGGAAATAACTTCTGATCAGAACGAAGTGAACCAGTTGGATCAATAGCCCAAAAGAGTAGACCATTACGCATGTGCCATGTAACAGAAGATGGTGTACAAGAAATCTTTAAACGACTAGACTTGCGAGTATTAACTGCGTAGTCTAAGTATTCATCCCATATCTTAGAAGCATATCCATTACCCTCATGTCCTTCAACTGTAACAATCTCATATAGATTAGAGTAATGATCTCTATTGAATGTGGCAAAAATTAAAGAAACAATTTGTCCATTAACTTCTAGTGCCATCGGCAAAGACTTTTCATAGTTGTGGAATCTTGTCCACAACGAATGCGCAGATGAAAGAAACTTGGTGTTCCTACCAGCTGGAGAGTTCTTAATAATGTCTTCTACTTTTGTAGAGTTAACTAATATCATAGTGTTGATAATCCACTGCGTCTTTAACATCCACTTTTTCTACAGTCATAGCAAGATCAGAATCAAAAGTGAAATATGTATTCAGTGGCACTTCCATTGTTGGTGAATTTAATCCTGCTCTTTGTGGGATGTCTTTAGTTGAAGTGATTAAGATTCCATTAAGTAAAGAAGTTAAATACAATGGTCGTTTGCCATTACGATAAGTTCTAATAGTTTTTTCTTTATTCAATTCACAAACAGAAAGACTAGCAGTCTTCCAATGCTCTAGTGGGCTGTAGTCATCTAGTGATCTGAGTAAGAGTTCTGTATCATTCTTGCCCTCGCATGCGTATCCGTGCAAAACTTCCCAGTCAGCAGGATCGTGCTGAGAAATAACACCATTATGAACAACAGAAGTTTTATCATTTGCTATCGGTTGATTATAAGATAAATCGCTAGTGCTATATCTACAGTGACCAACAAGGTAAAGATTACCGTCTCCATTAACCATCTCCTCTAAATCATCTAAATGTCTAAAATTATCAGCTGATACTGGTTCTTTAAAAGTAACGATGGTATCATCGAGAAGAACAGACATTCCTGTCGCATGCATCCCACGAATCTTAGACTCATGGAATACTCTACGAATATTATGAAAATCCTTTGATGTAGGATTCTTTATCAAAGCACCGATAACAGCACACATTAAAAGAATTCCTCTAATGAAGATTTCTGCTCCATTAAATTCGCTTCATATTTGTTAGCCATTTCAATGCCACCTTTGGCAATCAGATACTCTTTCCACTCATCTGATTTCCACATACCTTCACCAACACCATTCCACAATGGTCGCCAGTCTTTATGCTCTTTGTTATTCTTACGATCCATTACAAAGTCATAGCGAATATCTTCATATTCTTTAGATCCCAACTCAAGCATATTCTCACGGAAGTAAACTACCAACGAAATTCGTTCAGCTACTTCATCATTACAAACAATCGGAGTATTACCATGCATAACTTCGTGATTGTTAATCAGTAACAAATCTCCAGGTCTTACATTAACTGCTACACGATATTCTGGAGCAACAAGATATGCTCCAGAGTAATTACCATTGTTAGATAAAGTTAGTAAGTTAGACAAACCAGAAGTCAAGTCACCAGCATCGTAGTGAGCAGCAGTACGGAAAGTCTTATTAACAGTCACAGTAGTGAATGGAGTCTCAGGAACTAAGAATGCAGAATCAATTTTGTTTGCTGCTTCCATCTGATTGTTAAATCTCCATGGAAGTAATTCTCTAAAACCTCTAGCGAGAGTTTGAAGGAATGGAAATGCCATAGCAAACTTCTCAGGATTATCACGAGTGTATGTAGTGGCACGACCATACGGCAAACGAGGATAACGATCGAACCAACCAGCAATACCAGAGTGAACTGAATTGGCATAAGTTGTATTACAGATTAGATCAGTTGCTACTCTTTTGGCTTCATCAATCATTTGTGCTTGAGGAAGTTTTCTTACTGCTTCAACCCAATCATCGAATACAAAACCCTTTGCTGCACCACTGAACACACGACCAGTAGTATTGACTTTGTTCTGCAACCAAACAACACCTCTTGCTGGAGCAGCAATTTGACCTGCTTTATATCTTGTACGAATTTCATCAATTGGATCTTCACCAGTTAACGACTCAGTTGGCTTCATCATGTAGTCTAGAATTTCAAACTGCTCATCAGTTACCCAGTGACGAGTACCTTGCTGTTCTTCTCTTGGACCAGCTGCAAGTCCACGATTCTGAGTTACCGTCGCTGCTTCTCGTAAGCCTTGATAAGCCATTTCTTGTTCTTCTTTTGAAAAGAAGTTCTTACGAAACTTAAAAACAATTCGGCTTTCATCTTGACCGCTGGCAGAATCCATTTGTGTTGCAACTTCACAATTGGCTGGCATATAAACATCACAGTCTTCTTCAACCAATATATCATAATGGCTCTCATCCAAAAATTGACCAAGCAAATGCTTACAATCATACTTGTTTTCTGCTACAATTACTTTTACCATGTTAGTGTCCTTTTAAAACTTAAAGTCTTCAAATGCTTCTGATTTAATTCTTTTTCCAAAGTCAGACTTATCGAAAACTGGACGATCATCTTGTTGCCCAGATTCTGATATGTTACTTTGTGCTGATGCTTCTACATTATATAGTTTCATTTTAGATCTGTCAACTCCAATTACAAACTTTTTAAAGTAACTTGGATCGCCATATCTGTTTTTCAATTGTTTCACCAGCAACTGACTTAATCCTTCCAATTCCTCTGAAGAAATTAAAGCAAACATAAAGTCTACTGTGGCAGGAAGTCCAAATGATTCAGAAGTGTCCGTCAATTCAACATCAGTATTTGAGAAACCTGATCTAGTTGTTTGTGTTGCGCTCAAAATTGGCACAGCATATTCAACAGCCAGTCCTCTCAACTCTTCTGCGATCGACTTAATATATGTATAAGAATTAACATTTGCCCCTTGCTTCATTCGTGATGAAGCACAGATATTCAAGTAATCAATGATCACCATATCAGGAGAAAACTTCTTCTTAGTTTTAAGTTCTTCCAACAAACCTCTAAAGTGACCAGCATGAGCACTAGCAGTTGGATACTCTTTGATGATCAATTTACCATGAGTCTTTTTAGAGATTTTATCTACTCTATTGTTATAGATTTCTTTATCAATAACCTTCAACTCGTCCATAGCAATGTTCAAAAGATTAGCATCGATTCTTTCTGCGATTCGTTCTTCAGCCATCTCCATAGTAATGTAAAGGACATTCTTACCTTGCATCAAAGTAGATGCAGCCACATGACACATGAACAAAGACTTACCAACACCAGTGCCAGCAAGACAAACATTCAAAGTTTTCTTTGAAAGACCACCCTTAGTGATTTTATTGAACATGTCAAGATCGAAACTAATCTTCTCTTCCAACCTATGATAAAAATCATAGCGTTCGTTGTAGTCTTCTAGATAATCGTGACCGACATGGTTGTCGAACGAAACACCAAGAGCATCAGAAAGGATAGATGGTAACGAATCTTTTGTATGTAGTTTGTCACGACCCTCGATGATTTTAATAGAGGAGAGAATTGCATTATAAACAGCTTTGTCTTTACAAAACTTTTCAGTTTCACTAGTCAACCATTCGACATTGGTTTCTTTACTAGTGAGTTCATTAATATAAACTTCAAACTCAGGAATCTCTTTATCGTTTAGATCAGTTCTATTCCCAACTTCAATCGCAAGGATCTCTGGAGATGCAGGTTTATTGTATTCGCTAAAAAACCTAATTAACTCTGTAGCAATAATCGATTCTTTTCGATCAACAAAGTATTCTGTCTTTAAAAATGGGATTACCTTACGACAAAACTCTTCATTGTGAATCAGATTCGATAATATTGTTTTCTCTATTCTCATCAATCCCGCCTGTGTAAACTATATTGTTTTGTTCTATACCAAAGATTATAAGTTCAATTAAGAAGTCACCAAGATACTGTTTCAATTCTTTTGGATCGTATTCGATACCAGCATCATCGTGTAACTCATAGTCAAATATAACTTTGAGTTCTTCAGCATCTTTGTTTTCTTCAAACTCAACCCTACCATAAGAGAATATTATACCTGAAAATTTCCCTTCAGACAACTGCAACGCAAGTTGTCCGTCTCGTTCTAAGGTTTTATGTGGTCTTAGATTAATCATCAAGTTCTATTGCAGCAAGTTCCTGTTCAATAGAATCATTATTCATAATTGATCCATTTGAAACTTGATAAGTTTCTTTAACCCATTTAGGGAATGTAGAACCTGTAATGATTGGCAACCAAAATTCTTTGGTATCTGTATCTTTGATGCGGAATTTCTTTTCTTCAATCTCACCTGTAGTTGTATCAACTCTTGAGTACCAACCATTAGATGGTTTCACAACATGTCCTGATTCAAGAGCCATGTCTAGTAGACCAGACCAAGTAGATAAACCACCATCGTGTTTAACTGTTACAGGAATCTTAGACTTCTCACGAACATAACGAGATTTCTCGACATTGATGATAAAGTTATAACCAACTACATCAGTGCCTTCTTTTTCTTGCTGACGACCAAGAATGAAAATATTATCAGCTGAGTAGTAAGAACCAGTACCACCACCAACGATATCTTTAGGATAAAGACCAATCTCTTTGTATGTATGATTAACAACTACAAGAGGAATATCTTTCAAAGACAAGTGAGGTGTAACCATACGGAACAAACTCTTCATTTGTTTAGCACGACTCATGTCAGCAACAGACTTACCTTCCATGGCATCTTCAACTTCTTTCTTAGAAGCCAGATTACCAATTGAGTCAATGACAATGATAAGACGATCACCTCGTTCAACACCATTCATTTGTTGCATAATATCAAACTTCAACTGCTCAACATCGGTAATTGGAGTATGAACTACTCGCTTAGTATCAATTCCAAAAGAATCAAAGTAAGACTGAGGAGTACCAAACTCAGAATCATAAAATAACAAAGCAGCATCTTCGTATTTGTCCAAGTATGACTTAGCCATAATCAAACTGAATGCTGTTTTAAAGTGTTTACTTGGACCAGCCCACATTGTAAGTCCTGGAGTTAAACCACCATCAAGACGACCAGATAATGCCACATTGATGGCAGGGATGGTAGTTGGAATCATATCTTTCTTCGTAAAGAATTTTGATTCAGATAGAATAGCAGAGTCTTTGATCGTACTGTTCTTTTTAATTTTATCTAAAATGCCCATATATTTCTCCGTATGTATTGTATTAGTATACCGTATATTTTATTGCAAAACAACTGAGGGTTTTACAGTCTGCTCAATTGCGCTTTGCATTAATTTTCTGAAGTCATCATTATCTTGCATTTCGATATTAAATCTTACAAGTCTTGCTAAGACTACTGCTGAAATAGACAATGGTGACATCTCATACTTATGTATCATTTCACCTAAAATTTTATCGACTTCAAAAGAAATCTCTATCAATTTAGCGTCATCATGCATTATATTCTCCTAAGGGTTTTGTTTAGAATGCGGTAGATCAAATACAAAAGTAATGCGAATGCCATCACCAATATTTTCTGCTCCGTGTTCTAACTTATTATTAAACCAGAGTAGAGTTCCAGGTTCAACAATAACTTCTTCATCACCTACCATATATTTGTATCTTCCTTGAATCGAAAGATGATATCGATCACGAGTTTGGTAGTAGCTACCCATGTCTATATGTTTACCAACTTTACCACCAACTGGTAGCGATAAAAACCCACAACGACTAAATCTTCCAAAGTGTCTCGTCAGGAATGCTAATATTTGTGTATGGTTTTTACAAGCAGGAGTTGGAATACAAATCTCTGTATCACCAACATACTGTTCTTCATTCTCAACACCACCCATAACAAGTTGTAATACTCCTGCTTCAACTTGAGGAAACCCTCTATCAAGCATTGACTGAGCACCATCAACTGTTTTCTGAACACCCCAATCTTCTGGGTGTTCTTCCAACTGTTTTAGAATCCTACTAACATTTATTCCAGTTTTAATAACTCGAATATTTTTAAATGTTTGGTCCATGTACCCACCCAACTAATGAAACTCTTGTTCCAGCTGTTACTTGTTTAACTTCGTGAAGTAGTGTAGATTCAAAAATAATCATGTCACCAATATTTTTGGTGGCAGAAAAATCAGTAGCAGTATAAATTTCTAGTTCACCACCTTCATAGACTTCTGGTGAACTAAGTTGAACACTAAACGATAAAACTCTTTTAGTATCTCTGTTGGTGTGAACTGATTGATCAAAATGCTGACCATAGTAAGATTCACTAACATCATTGTAAATAGTATACTGTAATGTTTCCATAAAACTTAATCTTTTATTAAAGTTCTCATGGTTTGCTTTCTTGACTAAGCCAGCACATTTCTCATATGCCCAATGAAATTTTAATTCATTTTTTAACCAAACAATACCAACATTGTTTCTTCTGGTAGGATCCCCTCGTGCGTGACCATCTTCAACATCTTCTACATTAATCAACTTATGTAGATAGTTTATTTCAGCCATAGAAAATGCATTTGGAATAATGTAAGCAGGAGTTGTTTCTCTGGATGGATTCAAATCCCATCTTAAAATGTCTGGTGCTTCATTTACGGTATTCATAGTAATCCTTAGAAAAATTGGTCAAGGCTAGATTGTTCTTCAACAGTCCATCCTAGTGGTTGAATAACAATTTGCAGAGGATCTAAAAATACCTTCTCAAACTGTTTCTCATAGTTTATATACTTATGTAGGTTTAATTCTTTTGGTAGTTCTTGACCAAAGGAAATAATATCTTCTTGAATAGTGTTTGGTGTCTTCAAGTATACAAATTTAATCTTGTCACCATCTCGAATTGGTTGATACTTTTTATCTAGTTTCAACTCTTTCAAATGGTGATTCAATAACAAAGCACCACGAACATGGATCGGTGTAGACTTACGATAGATTGTAGATGAAGCCATGTATTCTTTCATTCCATTTACAGATCTCGGGAACGCAATCTCTTCAACTGGTAGTTTGTTAAAATCATCTCTAAACGAATGTATGTAGTCGTGCAACTTCGACTGATCGCCTTCAAGAATGACCTTGATCGAATCTTTAAGTTTATTACGAATAACTTGAGGTGTAGACGACTTGACCATCTCCAAACCCATAACTTTGATCTTAGGTTCCGCATACTGCACTCCTTCTGAATTATGAACATTCATAATGTATCGCTTCTTGGCAGTCCAGATTGCTTTGTCAGCCAAGACTTCTCGCTTCATCTGCATCTTCTGCGCATACGCATTCATGTATGTAGCCAACTCTTGATATCCAGTATCAATGAATGGTTGGAAAACATCTTCGCAGATCTTATCCATGTACTTAATCTTTTGATCATCGTTCTTACCAACACAAGTCTTTTCAACTAAGTCTTCAAGTGTAAGATAGATTGAATCTGTATCAATAGCAATGACATAGTCTTTACCATCCGTCTTCAGAGTCTTGTTCATGAATGCATTCAACTTGTTTGCCATCCAACGGATTGACAACTGACCAGAGGTAGTAATACCTTCAGCCATACGCAAGTCAAAGTAACGGAAGTATTGATTACCCATCGCACCATAAGCAGAGTTCAAAGCAATCTTCATAGCCATCTGTAGATTATTCAGTCGGCTAATTTCCTTGCGAAGATTATTGTTCTTCTTATCGTGTTCGTACTCTTGTTGAACCTTTAGCATTTTCTTCTTGAATTTGCTTCGGTCATTATACATCTTTTCCATCAACTCAGGCATGAACCCTTGCTTCTCTTTTGTATAACAAACACCATTGGCAGTCATGGCAACATCTCTGCGTTTCAATCCTGTTGTATCAAACTTCTGTTCTAACAGGTAATCAACATTGACAGTTTCACGACCATCAAGCAAAGTCTCTGGTGAGATATTATACTGCATGATCAAGTGAGGGTACAGTGAGTTCAAGTCAAAAGAAGCAACCCACTTATGCAACCCAACAAGAGGATCTTTAACATAAGCACCTTCGAACTGAGCATCTTTACGACTGCTTAGATTCTGAGGAATGACAATACCTTTATTACGCAGGTGATTGTATATGATAGCATCCCACATACGAACCTGACTGAATACATCTTCATAGTTGATCTTGGCATTGTAAGCCATAGTCAACTGAAGTTCAATCAGTTTCATCTTGTCTTCTAGTTTGTCAACAATCACCACATCTTGAATGTTATAGTCAACGAATTCTTGCCAGTAGTCTGTATAGAATTCTTTGAAAGAGTTTCCAGGATTCTCTCTCTTTCGTTCACCCAACTCTACGAAAGCAATGTGATCAAGACGATATGATTCCTGAGCCTGATAGGTATACTTTTTATATAGGTCAAGGTAGTCTAACATAGCAACACCTTGAATGTCGTATGTAATTTCTTCAGTACCTTTTATTGTAATCTTTCGTTCATTGATCAACCCCCACGGAGAGATTTTCTTAGCGAGTTCTTCACCATGAACATTAATAATCCTACGAATCAAATATGGAATGTCAAAGAAGTTAATGTTCCAACCAGTAACAACATCTGGGCAGTTGTCCTGCCACCAAATGATAAACTCTTTTAGCATTCGAGATTCAGTGTCAAAATACTTGTAGGTTACATCATCACGAGAATGTACATATGGTTTACTACCAAATGTAGTAATCTGTTTTGTTTTATTATCTTGAATGGAGATTAGAATAATCTCTTCATTGGCAGTAGCAATGTCAGGGAAACCTAACTCAGTTTTAGTTTCAATGTCTATCGTAAAGAGTTTGATCTTGTCACTGTCGTGAATGATTTCATTTTGATAGTTGTCGCTAATATATTGAGCAATCCAATTCGTGTTACCGTAGATCTCAAAACCTTGAACATCTTTATATGATTCAATATACTCTTTAGTGTCTCTGATTGTTCCACATTCTAGCGGAGCAACATACTTACCTTCTAGCGTTTTAAATTGTGTTTGTGTTTTCGCTGGAACAAAAATTGTGGGTTTAAATTCTTC